AAGCCTTGCAATCCCGGTAGAGAATGTTTCCTATGTCGGTAGTTACTATCATCGTTCAAATCTTCTTTTACATCGTTCTAATGTTCTTAACGCTGCACTTCCTGCAACTTCAAAATCTTTGGATTCCACGAATGAAGCATAATCAGCTTCGTTTTTCAGAGTCAAGCCATCTTCGTCAACCTCATAATCATTCGATTCTCTCAAATGTTTTGTGTGGTCTTGATAGCTCCCGGTAGCTTTTGCATCTTCAACAAATGACTCTCCCTCTTCTTTCATACCAGCAACAACTTCGCTTGTTCCGTCCTCAAAGAACTGGTCAACATCCGAAAAGTCTGCATCTATTCCAACCATATTACTCTGTAGGAAAAATAGTTTGTCTCCAAAGGACTTTTAGCAATCCCCTCCCCTCTTATGCTTCCATCAAGATTCAAACAACGGACTTCTACTCCTGCTTCAACCTTTGTCGGCTTGTCAAAGACTACCTTGTACTTGAAATCATACAAAGCACCATTGATAGATACTTTCTTTTCCGCACTTACATCATCACAACGGCATTTGCACACCTCCTTCCAGCTTTCACCACCGGTACCGGGAATAGGTCTTCCGAACTCATCCTTATCCATCGGGGTGATAACCTTAACCTGTAATATGTGTGGAGCGAATATCATCACCAGAAAGAAACTTTAGGTTTGTTACTCAGTTCGTCTTTCAAACCATACTGTTTGCACAGCCATGAGTACAATTTCATTAGGCTATCAACATAATTAGACCAAGACACAGAAAATCCGCTTTCGCTGACCGAAGATGGATTTTGTATCATCCACGGAATTTGCTTTGCACAAGCGACCTCTAATTTTGCCCGATTTTCCTCGGCAAAAGGTTCTTCACCATCCAATCCCGTTCTTGAAAGTATATTTTCAACTACAAGATTAGACGGGGTGTTCTTATCAAATACGCTTAATACAAACTCCTTGTTACTCATGGCTGATATCATTCAATATGGTGTAATCAGTTTACTATATGCGGTATAGCTATAATGCGTACAATGTTTAGATTTATAGATGTATCTGAACGGACATTTGGGAACATTAATTCGTACCCCTTGAATAGCCATTCCCTCTTTTATCGAACACATCATAGCCGGGTTATTTGCAACCAAAAACATGGGATGCGTCATGGTCAGTACAACACAATCAGCCGGAGCCGTTTCCAAAGTGATAAACTGAATATCCGGCAGACCAACATCAACAGATGGATTCACATACTCACACTTGGGAGATTCCACACTTGATGCCTGCACGTCCAACGAGACCAAAGACATCATCAAAAAGCCACACATGGCAAAAATAAAATTCTTCATTTCTTTTCTGGTTTATAAAATTAGACAATGGAAGGGTAGAAACACTACCCTATCCTTACTCGATACCTAATGCTTCTTTCAGCTTGGCAGTTGATTCTTCATCCAGTTCTGAGACCTTAGCCAAAAGAGTTTCTTCTTTCATATTGCCGGAAGCTTGCGCACCGATAGACTTCAAAGCATCAATCAAAGCCTTCTTCTCAAACTCCTTTTCAAAGAGGGAGATTTTCACCTCCTTCTTTTCTTCAGGGGCTTTCACTTCGGGAGCTTTCACCTCAACCCGTTCAGCGAGTTTACGGCTCTCCATATCCAACACACGGGATTCTTCAGCAACTTCAATCACTTCACCCGGACTGTAATACTTACCGGTGAATTTGTCGCGGAAAACAGATATAACCTTTACTTTCATATCCTACCTCCTTATGCTGATTGGATGGATGCAATTTCGCTCAGGTCGAAATTGGTAATCAAGTCCGGGTTGGAAATCTGCGGAATCCACTCTGCCGTATATTCCATGTAGCGACCGTTCTTATCACGGTAGTTGGAGATAAGCATCTGCCCCTCTGACGGGATATAAGTACGTCCTTGTACTGGGTCTGTCGCTTCATACGGGGTATGATGGCGCATATAACCAATGTTGTCAGAAGGCAACAGAGTAATGCGGTTATCCGCGTAAATCTGCACATTCTTTCCCGTCTGGTCTTTTACGTAGTCCTCCTTGATTTCAATATGCGGCAAACCGATGCCGGTGAACACTTCGGAAGCCAAAGAAGAGGAAACCAATCCCGTACTCAACTTCATTTCGTTGCTGCCGAGAATCATCTTGTACTGCTCACCAAATTCAGATGAACCAAGAATAAGCTTGTTGAAAGATGCACGGGTCATTATCATCTTGGCATAAACACCAAAATCCGGAGCTAAAGAATGAAGTTTCTCTCTCAAATAAGAGATAAGCATATTCTTTCCGTCCACAACCACATCTCCACTTTTCGGCTTGATAAAGTTGAACGGAAGGGCAATCTCCAGCAGTTTATTATTGGTCTGACCGGAAGTGATTGCGGCATCTTTGTTGTAAACGGTGGCTTCACCAAGCATCAACAGCGCACCGACAATAATATCCATACGCTTGTGGGCGGCAAGGGTAATCTGACGGTAGTCGTCTGCCAGGAAGTTTACAATCTCTTCCATTGCAGCCTTTTGGTCGGCTGGCTTAGCTGCATTGAACTTGTCAATCAAATCCTGCAATTCGGAAAGACGGTCAATAGACATCTGATAAGCATCACCCAAATAGGCAATCTCACCATATCCGGAACCGATGTTCCGACGCTCACGGATGGGTTTCTCTCCAAAACGTGAATTGATAGAGCCGGCCATAACTCCGGTTACAGAACCGATATAATCCTTGAACACACGAGTAGTCACTCTGCGGAAAGTAAGATACTGCTGCCAATAGATTGTGTCCTTGCGTGTCTGGTTCACACGTCTGATGATAGCGGAAACAATGTTCGCATCATCGAATAATGTTTGAATCGTTAAAAACATATCCTACCTCCTTACTCGTTAAATTCAAACCATCCCTTCATGTTGGCTTTATCGTTCTCGGAGAACGGCATAACCAATTTTGAGGGTTCAATTTCTGCGGCTGTACGAAGCAATGAAACCAATGTGACTCCGTCCTCAACCTTTGTACGGTTAAACAGAGCCGAATTAGCTACATGCTTTTGTTTTAAACCATCAACTGCAACCGC